CACCTCGAGGTCGCGCGCGGCTGCGAGCGCGTTGGTACCGACTGCAGTTTCGTTCATGACGTCTGTTCCTGGGTCTTCTTTGCTGCCGCTGCAGCGCGCGCGGCGCGCGCCTGGGCCAGTACCTGAGCGTAGGCCTCGGGGTGCTGGTCCTCGAAAGCCGGGAGTCTCCCGCGCGCCCACCTCCCCTCGCCCAGTTGCTTCAGCCACCCATCGGAAGCACAGAAGCGGCGCGGATCCACGCCATGGGCCCGGACACCCTTCGCCGTCGTGAAACCATCGAGCTCGAGATCGGCCAACACCTTGAGAGCGCCCACCTTCCAGGGAGTCAACTGCAGCGGCGCCGGCACGCCCGCGGCAACTTTCGGCACAAACTCAGGCAATTCACAGCGCTTGGTTGGGTTCCAGTCGAACCATGCTGTAGGTCCCCACTCGCGGAGATCGCCGGATGCGCGATCCCATGGGGCGGCCTGATGCAGGCCATGCCGATGCACCTCGCGCTGAACCTGCTGCCCAGGCTCCGTCTTCCAACGGGCAGTACAGCTGTCCGGGACCAGAACCTGCACGCCCAGCGCATCGAGCATCCGTGCAATGCCGTAGTTCGCCGCTGTCGTGCACGGAACCAGCACCGCCCTGAAGTCTGGCCCCCGCTGGTCGCCGTTGCTCCAGTGCGCCGGCAGGATCTGATCGGCCACTTTGGCGTTGAGCTGCAGCTTCGCCTCGATGCCGAGCTGATGCCCAGTCGCCTTCCACACAGCCAGAATGTCGAAGCCGGCTGTCTCGGGGTAGATCTCCCAGCCGCCGGCCTCGGTCAGACAGTCGATCAGGCACGTGCACAGGGCAGCCTCCGTCGGGAACCGCGCCTTGAGCTCTGCAGGCTTCATTGACCCTTCCTCGCGAAGGCCTTGGCCATGCCGTCGTACTTGACGATATCGGTGACCAGTTGGGAGTCCTGAGCGGCGCGAGCGGCCCGCTCAGCCTCGCAGGCCGGCACCGGCAGCGCGCGGAGATCTGCGAGCTTGGCTCGTGCCTGATGGACCTTGTCCTCGGCCCAGAGCGCCTTGGTCGCGAATGGCCGCTCCTTCGCGGGGCGGGCGACCTTGGGCGGCCCTGCCGTCGAACAACGGCGCTCGATCTCCCTCAGCAGATCGGTGGTGGCCACCGTACTGAGATCGACTCGGGTGCCCGCCGTGTGACCGCTGGATCTCCAGCCGCTCATGCCAGCAGCACCTTGATCGGATAGTGGTGCTCGACTTCACGCTTCTTGATGCGGAATTCCTTCGTCTCCCGCCCCTTCACGTCCACGAAGTCGACACTTCCATCGCGCAGGAACACCAGGAAGTCCAGGACATACTTGGTGCCGCCTGGCAGGTGCATGGGTACCTGGCGCAGCCAGAAGTGCACCTCACCGGCTTGCTGCCGCAGCTTCAGCTGCTCGTAGTAGCGCGCCTCGCGTTTGGAGTCGAACCGGATCCCATCCACGGTGGTGATCACGTTGCCGTACTTCGGCCGCTTCTCCACCGGTGCGGGCTGGTGGTGCTCAAGTGGCCCGCGATGGGGAACACCTTGGCCAGCCTTGTGCACCAGCTGCTGCATGCCCTGCGGCATGTCCTCGATGCGGTTGTAGCGAAGGCCCCGGTTACTCATTGGCCACCGTCCTGCGGCAGACCCAGCAACCGTGCAGCGCGCGCCTCGAACGCCTCCATCTGGCTCCGAACCCTGAGCTCGAATGCAGCATGTTCCTTGGTCACATCCGCCAGCAGTGCGGCGCACTCGGCCTGCAGGAATGCCAGGCGCTGATCCATGGTGATCTGACGGAGCTGGGTGCCCTGCCCGGCCGCCATTGGGGCACCCACTGGTGCTGCTGCAATGCGTCCTGGTGCGGTTGGTTGAGACACCTGTGCGTGGCCAGCAGCGGCCGACCAGGTCGGCTCGGCGCGACCGTAGCGGCGATTGGCCTTGTCCTCGCCCTGGATGACCAGCTGCTCGCCGAGCATGCCGCGAAGGATGCCGGCGACTGCGGCCGGAGTGATGGCAGCACATTCCCTGGGATGGCCCAAGGCCAGGGCCAGGGTCGTCATTCCTTCGTGCACTTCCGAGGCGGTCATCGGCTCACTTGCCTGCTGCAGGGCGTACAGCACCTGTTGCCGGTGATAGCTGCGCAGCTGCTCCTGGTCGATCATCGGTCCAATCCTGCTGCTGCCATCTTGCCCGTCGCCGGCGGGTGGTCGTCATTGCCGGACTCCGCGGATCCGCTACCGAAGATCTCCGCCATCTCGCGCTCAGCGCGGCGCAGTGCTTCAGGGCTGGCCGGTACCGGGGGGGACGCCGCAGCCTGGCCCAGCACTGCCACAGGCTCTTCCGGCAACCTACCGCCACGCATCACGTATTCGCGCGCCTGGTCGTAGGCCTCGCGCAACAGGCGATCGCTCTTGTCGGCGCTCGAGGTCCGGTACCGGTGGCCATCCAGGTACTGCCACACCAGGCGCGTGAAGCCATCCTGGCGACCGGTGTCGTTGCGGACAGCGGCGAAGCTCGGCACGCCGAGGCAGCGCAGACGGAATTCCGGCAGGGTCGGTGGCCACGGGTCAGCCGAGGCGATGCTCGAGCCCAGCCCCGCAGCCAGCTGCTCACCGGTGAGGCCGGCAAGGCCCTTTGCCCAGGTCGCCGCAGCACCGCCACTCGGATCCTCACCGTAGGCGCTGGTCCAGCGGTAGCCGTAGATCTCAGCCATGCGCACCCACAGCGTTCGCGTAGCCCGGGCCGTCAAGGGCGCCTGTTGCGCCGGCGGCGGCGTCTGCCTCTGCAGCGGCGTCACGGAGCTCGTCTTCTTCTGCTCGACGTCGGACTCGGTCGGCAGCAGAGCCTGAATGTTCGGCATGGTCCTTCCCCTCGGGTTTCGGTGTTACAGGCAGTGCCAGGCCTGCAGCCATCGTCTGGCGCAGGGAGCGGTTGAGGTCGTGGCCATCGGCCGTGAGCTGGCGGAATCGCGGCTGCAGCTCCAGCCAGCTGCTGATCGTCATCGGCTTTCCCAGCACGCGGCGGTGCCGCACGAACCTGGCCAGGACCTGCGGGTCCAAACCGGGCGGCAAACGCGGGATGCCCATCAACTCGCGATTGACCTCGTCGGCGCTGAGCTGCGGCATCGCCGCTTCGCCGCCGCGCGCATGCGCGTTTGACGATTCAATGACCTTTATTGACCTTTCATGACCTTTAGGGTCCGTCTCGCGGACCGGTTGAGTACGCGAGACGGACCGGTCAGGTCCGCCAGACGTACCGGTCGAGTTCGCGAGACGCACCGGTCGTTCTTGCGTACCGGTATCTCCCGCGTACCGGTCGGGGCCTTCAGT